CCTTCCAGCAGATCATCGGACCGCCGGTCGTTGGCGTTGCGTCGATGGTGTTCTCGTCGACAACGTTGAGCGTCTTGGTATAGCCCTCGACCGCGGCGCAGGCCGCGGCGTCTGCCGAGCAGCGCCAAATCTGGCCCTTCACGATGATGGCCACCTTGAGGTGATCGTCAGCGCTCACGGCGGCGGTCGTGCTTTCCATGCACACTGCCGAAATCTCGCCGAATCCGGCAGCAGCCTTGTCCATGCGCCCGGCGCTATCGATAATCAGCAGGTCGCCCTTCAGATAGCCCGCGGCGTCTGCCGTCATATCGAAATCAAGGATTCGCGGGCCGTCCTGGCGCCCGTCGATCCAGCCAACGAATTCAAAGCCATTCGTTGCCATTAGTAGTACCTCCGTTACTTTTGTAGCTTCTGGTAGTCTGTGAGATTGCGCGCCGTCTTCATCGCGGCGTATTTCTCAGGTGTCATTTTCAGCTGCTCCGCCGCTGCCGCTTCGTCTGCGGTCAGCTTGATCGGCGTAGTGCGCTGTCCAGACCCCTTCGCCGCGTCGATGTCCGGCGCCCTGCCCTTGCCTACCAAGTAGCCGCTCGTCTCTGCCAATGCCTTGAGCGCGTCTTCTACGCCGAGCACCTTGCCGTCGTCGCTCACCGTTATGGCGGCGAGATCGACCAGGCTCCAGGCGTGCTCGGGATTGACGAAATTGAGCCGCTGGGCTGCCAAGAGAATGTCCGTCTTGATCAACCGCTCGCGTGCGGTGTTCTCGGCCGCCACGCGCTGGCGGTCAGCCTCGGCCAGCTTCTCTTGCATCTTCTCCAGTTCGCTCTTGTCCGCCTGTTCCTTTTTGTCCCACTTGGCCGCCTTCGCCTTGAGGTCGTCGAAACCCTCATATTGCTTGGCGAACTTGGCCCGTTCGCGCTCCAGGCGCTTGGTGATCAATGCGTCTACCTGATCTTGCGTGAAAGATGTATCTGCGCCTGCCACCTCTGTCCCGCCGGTGTCTGCGTCTTGCGCCTCTTGGTCCTTCACTTCGTCCGTCATGATTCTCCCTTCCGGGTTATACCGTGCCCGTCACGTGGATTTGCGGGTTCTCCCCCGACCGCGCCCGCTAGCGCGTGGTCGTTCTCCGATCTGTTGGGTCTGGAGTGCTAGGGCCAGACGCTCTTCCCACTTTTCAAGAATGGATGAGACCGTTTCGTACTCTTCGGTGATAATGAGTTCCTCGCCTGGTATGAGATAGCCCAACATCGTGCGCATCTCACGAACGCGACTCGCCCAAAACGCGATGGCCTTGTGCCAGCTCGGTGCTACTTTCATGTCCCCCTCACTGTGTATACCGCGACGGCAGTCGTTTCCGCAGATCGTCGCCGCGCTCAGGTATGTCCTCACTCTCGAACCAGATGTGTGTGCTATTGCAGAACGGGCACGCCTCGGGCCGCACCCCACCTCGCGCCACCTGCTGAATGCCGCAGTGTTTGCAGTGCACGATCTCTTGCGTTGTGGTCATTCAGCTTCCGCCTTGCGCTTGTCGGCGTAGTACTTCGCCAGAAACACCCAGAACAGCACGCCGCTGACATCCAGGAAGAACCCCAGCGCGTTGCCAACCGTCACGTGTACGGTGAATCCGTAGTCCAACATCATCCCCCCTTGCCCTTCTGCGCCAGATAGGCGCGATATGCCGTCTGCGCCGCTTTCAGCGTCTTGTAGATGCACGGCCCCTTCCCGATGCGATACTTGCCTCCGGGACAGCTATGCACTGGCATCGTCTGCCTCAATGAACATGCGGGCGAACTCAGGATTGTCCTTTAGCACCTGTGACACGCCGTAGGCCACGCCTTTGACCCACTGTTCTTCGTCCTTCGTCGAAGGCATTTGGTCCAGCAGCGCGTGCAGCACCTCGTGGAGCAGTGTCATTGGTCGCCGCTGGGCCTCCATGTTCGCCTCGAGCTGAATACGACAGGGGTGATAATCAACGGCGCCGAACAATCCTTGGTCATGTTTGCCGCGCAAGTCAGGCACTTCCACGATCTCGTATCTCAAAGGGCCAATCTGGATGCTATTCATTGCATTCCCCCCACCAATCTCTTCAGTGCGGCCTCGTGCCGCATCGTGCCCCACACAGGGTCAATGTACTCTGTCGCCATGTCGGGGATCTTGAACCGCCCGTCCCGCCAGGCGTCGTACTTGCCCGGCCCCATCATCTTGCGTTGCGTTGCTTCGTCCAGGCCGTTGAACCATTCGTCCCCAGTTTGGTGGCGCAGCGGCTCCTCTTCGACTGCCAGACCCAACTCCGCGTAGGTCGGCGTTATGGGCAGCGCCACACATCGCCCCATGTGATGGTCGTTCAGCGGCTCGCTCACCGGATGCACCGTCCCGTGCATGGCTACGCAGCCCATGCACGTCCGATTGTCCAGCGCGCTGTGCCAGCGCCATCCTCGGATCACATGTTGGTTCTGCATGTAGGACCAGCGGGTAGCCTCGCGGTAGGCGTTCATCTGTAGTGTCCGCGACCAATTCATGGCCCAATCCAAGCCGCGCCCAGTGACCTGTCTTAGTTCCCGCGCCCAGCGTCTCGGATTCCAGCCCCTGAGAATGCCATTGATGGCGATCTCCTCGATCTGCCGCTGCATCGACGGGCCAAAGCCTTCCAGCACGCTCCACACTGGCGAATTCGGTGCCAGGAAGCCCATCGCGGCCTTCACGGCCTCCAGATGCGGCGTGCTCCAGCGAGCCATCAGTGCCACACGTAGCGCAGGCGGCAGGGGCGCCAGTGTTGCTCCGGCCAATGCTTTCGATTCCTCCAATGCGATAGCCACCGCGTCATACGTTCCTGGTCCTACCACCCGCGGCAATGCGCCCGCGAATGCCGTCATTTCGCCATCTATGACACGCAAGAGGGCCTGGTAGTTCTCCTGCTGCAACAGCCAGCCCGAGGATACGGTCAAGCCCTGCGCCCGTGCCAGCTCGATCTGTTCCACTAGCACATTGAGCGCATCCAGAATGCGGCGGTGGGCCGAGCCGTACAGTCTGACCAGACGCGCCGATGCCACGCGCTCGCGTCGCAAGAGGGCGTTGCGGAATTGTGTGGCAATGGCAAGCGCGGTCGACTGAGGCATCAGCTCTCTTCATCCTCTTCAGATTCTTCCGGCTTGCCCGCCGTCTCGAATCTCTCCAGCAGCATCGCGCCCAAGGTCTGCCGCTCCGCCTCGGCTTCAGCCTGTTCGGCCTCCATCTTCTCGATCTGCTCGTCGTTGTAGCCCATCTCAGACCACAGTTGTCTTGTGGGAATGCCCAGCTCAGCCTTCAGCTTCAGCGCCCGGTTGTGCGCCTCCTCGTTGCGCGTCTCAGGATCGCGCCACTGCGCCTCGATATGCCCAGATTCCGCTGTCCCGTTGCCGAATGCGACCTGTAACGCAAGGCCTATCTGCAAGACATCCTCCCAGGCGTTGCCAAAGCGCACCTGCCGGTCACGCGCCTTGCTGACCAGCCCCGTCTCCTGTGATTTTAGCGATTCGCCACTCGGCGGCTCGCCCAGCCCCTGGAAGTAGTATTGCGGTGTCCTACTGACCCCGGCAATCTGCACCACGATGTCCGCCAAGCCGCCCCTCAATCCAGCCATGTCGGAAGCGGGCAGGACGCCTACCTGGCCATTCTCATTCTCATTCCACAAAATGGACCCCGGCCCCAATGTCGAGACGCCTGGATCGAAGCCAATGACGTACAACATCTGAAATGCCGTTGTATCGAACGCCGCAATGAGATCAATCAGCGCCTTGTTCAGCGCGTCTTGCAGCGGGATCACGTTGGCCAGCTCGCTCAGCCCGTGGGTCTCGCCCGCGCACTTGTTGCGAAAGTGGATGATGGGCACGCCGAGGGGTTGCCCGCTGGCATCCACCCACGGCACCGGCCATGCCTCGCCTTCCGTTTGATAAGGTTGCCAGTCGCCCGCGTCCTGATCGTCGTTGCTGACGTAGCGTTCGATGCGATCCGCGAAATAGAGGTTGAGCCGCCGCTGCTTGCCCGCATTCGCGCCCAAGACCGTCACCCAGCGCTTTGACGCGAACAGTACTGTCTGCCCATCGTCGTCGTAGGTCATCTGCACGCCATACGTGCCGTCGTTTGCCAGGTGCTGCGTGAAGCGCGGCAGACCTTCGTCGTTGTCCCAATCCACCATGACGAACGAGTCGCCGTCCCGCACCGTGGCCGTGTGGACGTTGCCCTGGATCTCATCCATGCGATTGAGCCGCCACCAATCCGCCACGAGCGGCTGTGCCTGCTTGTTCTCACACACAAACCCCGTCACCGATAGCCGCTCGGCCAACGCGTCGACGACAACCTGGCAATAATTGGCGCAGAATCGGGCGTCACTCTTCAGCTCCAGGTATTTCTTCTGCCGGTCTGTGAGCTGCGTCGGATGGTCACCCTCGTAATATGACCGATAGGCGACGTAATTGGCCCGACGCGCTTTCTCTTCCAGCGCCAGCCATTCTTTAAACGACATCTCTACCGGGTTGGGCATGCCTTCACTCCATCATGCGTATCTGTGTACGCCCCCCCGGCTCGGCTTCTTTTGCAATGCCTCATAAGCCGCCGCCGCGCTGTCCCATTGGTCGTCTGCCCGCCCCGGTTGGGGCAGGCTACAAATCTCATCCAACCAGGCTTTGTTCCACGGTCCCTTGACCAGCTTCACGTTGCCCGCCTCAGCCTGAGCCAGAAAGGGCAGCGCCCGTGTCACCTTGTCGCCCGTCGAAGGCACAGCCCGCACGCTATAACCGTCCAATAGTTTGATCAATGAAGCGGCGAACAGTTTCCCCGCGCTGCCCGGCTCCTGCTCGAACCAGACGCGCGTCCCTAGTTCGTCGATCTCTGCCGTCTGCTTCACCAAATCCTCAACGGCTCCAGGACCAATCTGGTCCCGCACCACGTCCTCGATGTAATAGGTGCCTTGCAGTACGGACATGCGCGTGCCTACCGTCCAACTCGCAGTAGTCTTTGCCGTCGCCGCGAAGTCCCATTCCCTCACTACGTCTGCCACCGCCGCTGGCCAGGCGTCCACGATCTCGAACCAATGCCGCTTTGCCAGACCCCCCTCCAGTGGCATTGGTCGCTGCTGGTACAACGCCGCGTAGGACCATGATCCTAATACCCTCTTGATGCGCTGTAGTGCTGCCTTGTCGTACCGCTCCGGGCACAGCGCCTCGCCAATCTCACGACCGAGCGGGTCATCCTCTTCTGCCTCTGCGGGTAGGCTCACGACGGTCCAGTTTGGCCCGTCCTCACTGGCCAGAATGCGCCCCGCCAGATCGTCCTCGTGCCAGCGGGTTTGAATCAGTATCACGGACCCGCCTGGCTCCAATCGCGTGTAGAGATCGTCGGTGTACCAGTCCCACACGCGGCGCCGGTAGGCTTCACTATTGGCCTCCTCGCGGCCCTTGATCGGGTCATCGATGATGATGAGCTGCCCGCCGGTGCCCGTGATGCCAGCGCCGACGCCCACGGCCCTCATTCCGCCGCCCTGCGATGTCTCCCAGTCGTTGGCCGCCGTGCGCTCCTCACTGAGTGGGAAGCGCCGCCGGGCAACCTTGCGCGCCTTGCGGCTGAAGTTGTCGGCCCGCGTCTGGCTGTATGCCCCGACGATCACCGACAGTGAGCGGTCGCGCTCCATGCGCCACACGGGATAGCGGACCGTGACCATCTCGGTCTTGCCGTGTCGCGGCGGCATGAAGATCATCAGCCGCTTGATTTCGCCGGTCGTTACTTTGTCAAGGTGCCATTGGACGTGCTTTAAGTGCGGCCAGTCCCAGGTCCAGTCAGGCGTGACGTGCTTGAGCCACAGGCCAAAGTTACGCCTGGCCTGCTCCGTCCGAATCTCCTGCAATGCTGTCGGCGATCCGAGCCAATGCGCCAAGGTCTGCATCGGCAAGGCTTGAGAGATCAATCTTCACTCCGATCTGCTCGCCTTCCGGCCCGCTGACTTCCTGCCTCTGGATTGGCTTACCGCATACGCGATCCAAAACGCCCTCAACGGCGCGAATACGGACGGTCTTGTTTCTATCCTTGGCGAGCCTGACAAGCTCTCTAGCCGCGTCAGCAACGCCCTGTGTCAGCTCGTACTGAGCTTGGGCTACCCGATTCCGACGCAGCGCGTCAGCAACTTCGTTGAGTTTTGCGCGCCGTTCCTCTGGCCATGTGTAGAACGTAGACTTCGCCACACCAGCGGCCTCGTATGCTTCCTTGTCCGTCGTGCCGCGGCTGCGAGTCCATACATAGTCCACCTCTGGCCCTTCCAGGTCTTGCAGAAGTCCAGAAATGTCCGAGGTAAGTCTAATCCCGTCCATTCTCGTCTAGCCCGTCAATCGTCACCTTGAACGCCTTGCCCGCGTAGTACGCCTGCAACAGCAGCACAGCGGGCACATCTGTAGCTGGCACGTCCAATTTCACCCGTGCCCCATCGCCCATGCCGTCCAGGCTGATAGCGCTCTGAATGGGCGGCAATGAGGCGATGAACTGGA